AGGGAGACGTTTGGGAGTTATGCGGTGAGTATGACAGGAAGGATCGGTTGGTAGGGGGCAAATGAAAACAAAAGACATGGGCATTGATTACGAGATGACTTGGGAACGACTTAAGGGCAGGATGTATAATAAGGATAAGACACGTTATACTTCCTGTGAATTAACAGATGAATGCGATGAAGAAGATCCTGAGCCTATGTGGTTTTGTATGACGGAAAAAGTAGGCGAGCCTTTTGCTCCCACCCTAGTAGCTCATTTTGACATAAGAAAATTTGCAGAAGCGGAAGAGTGGTGCAGATCAACAATGACTGAGCTTGAGGAAGGATAGATTGGTATGAGTGATGACGAGGTGGAGATCAGGGACTTGGTATCCGTGCTATTGGGACTTATGCCTGCAAGTGAGCGCAAGATCGTGAGTATGTATTATTTGGAAGGGTACAAGTGTAGGGAGATAGGCGAGCGTTTTGGAGTGGGTGCGGGGCGGATTAGTCTGATTATACGAAATATCATTCGCGAATGCGGGCATTTGGTCACCCAGTTGGACAAGAAGAGGAAGGTATTTTTTCAACCTTTGATTTCCAAGAAGTCCATATTGTTTGATCATACTGCGTATTCGAAAAAGAAGTTATTGGATCGAAGGAAGAAGGTGAAGGAGAAGCAAGATATGGAAGAAGCATGGGCATTGGATAATTTTCAAGATCATTGGAAGTGGAGCATAGAGAAGGGTCGATACGTTCATCCTGCCATACGCAGAGCGTATAATCGATTGATGGAGGAATCCAAATGTGGATAATCCCCAAAACGTTATCAGCTTTTGTACCGGATACGGAGGGCTTGAACTTGGAATTGGACGAGCAGGCGTGGATGTTAGAATCGTCTGCAATGTGGAGATCGAAGCCTTCGTCCAAGCAAACCTGGTTGCGAAGATTGAAGAAGGGCGGATGGCTGACGCACCTATCTGGACGGATCTTAAAACCTTCCCTGCATCAATCTTTCGAGGAAAAGTTTGTGGCATCATTGGGGGCTACCCCTGCCAGCCCTTCAGTTCAGCGGGGAAGCGAAAAGGGGAAGAAGACCCAAGGCACTTATGGCCATATATCCGAAAGCACGTCAGGACAATTAGACCTCTTTGGTGCTTTTTCGAGAACGTCCAAGGTCACGCCACGATGGGGCTATGGCGAGTCCTGTCCGATTTGGAAGAAGAAGGTTACGAAACGACGTGGGGCATATTCTCAGCGGAAGAAGTTGGCGCTCCACACCAACGCAAGCGAGTGTTCATCCTCGGGAGGCTTTCCGACTCCGCGAGCTTCGGATTCGGTGGGACACTCCCAATCGAAGATCGAGAGGGTGAAGGACGGAACGATGCCTGCGGGGAAGGCGCAACTGAGGGAATGGGTGCAACCGAACTGGGCAACCCCGCAAGCGAGCGACCACGTGGAGGGAGCGAGAACTGCGCCCGAGAGCAATCAGAAGTGCTTGGGGAGAGACTTGAATCAGATGAATTGGGCAACACCAAACACGATGGATCACTTGCCACCCAAGACAGGAGAAGCGCTTGCGAGGAACAAGAAGAAGGGAGGATGCAAGAACTTGAGGGAGGATGTAAACAATCCGAAGATGAATTGGCCAACCCCACGAGCAGGCAACCCAGGCAGTCGCAAACCCGGAACGGGGGGCAAGATACTAGCGGAGGAAGCGAAGAAGAATTGGGCAACACCACAAAGCAGAGACCACAAGACTGCGGAGAGCAAGGAGAAGTGGGAAGCGAGAGCGAAGCTACAAGCGGAGAAAGGAGTGAATCTTCACCTTCCATTGAACACGCAATGTCAGCACATCATGGAGGACAAACACAATGGCCTGCAAGACCAGGAGAAGAGCAATACGAGTGGGAAGAACCAAGGGTCACCGAAATTGAATCCTTCGTTCGTGGAGCAATTGATGGGACTCAGCACAGGGTGGACAGACTTAGGCTCTTGGGGAATGGAGTTGTCCCACAAACAGCAGAACTAGCATGGACTACTTTATGGAAGGAATTGATGTCCCCCTCACCGCAAGAGAAGTGAATGATGGTTGGCACAGATTTTGGAACAAGAATCAATTGGCAATAAACGAGGATGGCAGGGTGTATCGCACCACACGTCCACGCAAAATGCCAAGCAAAGGAAAGTTTAATTTTAAAAATGAGCGAAGCAAAAAAACAGTGTTACCATGAATTTAAGAACTTGATTCATCGCTGGTCAGAGGAATCTGACTTGGATGATGAAGACATCGTGGCGTGTATGGTAGAAGCTGCACAGGAGTATTACGATGAAGATGTCATTGAGTTTGAATGTGACATGGATTTGGAGGAGGACGATGAGTGAATGTATACAAGCCCACAGGTGAGAAGGTGGAGAATTGGCCTCAATGGGTACAACGTTTAACCAATGAGAATATTGTATTGAAGCGCAGAGTTGCGGAGTTGGAGAAGCAACTAACCGAAGAGCAGGCAAGACGTGGGTAAAATAACCTATGCAGATGAAATAGACGCACGCTTTGGCGTACCTTGGACAGATGATTTTAAGTATGTAAAGGGACAGTTGGAGTGTGCATTGTCAGATGAGGAGATAGATAGACTAACTGTACAAGATCCTGTACGTGCAGAAACACTTACACGCTTGCTCCTCGACCAACCAAACAGCGAGAAGGAAGATCCAATCGAATGGGGTTGGACTCTTCCTGGGTGGCGTAGGGTGATGGAAAATTTTAAGGATACAAAGATACATGTTTGCTTGGGTGGTAACAGATCATCCAAAACCACCTTCGCTTCTCGCTTACTTGTACACTTGGCACAGAACATACCAGAAGCAGAGATACGCTCCATGCATGTTTCAGAAGAGCGCAGCGTGAGTGATAGTCAAAGATACGTGTGGGACTGCCTTCCGGCAAGGTACAAGAGAAGCAAGAAAAAGAGTGAGAATCATAGTCTGCAATATACACAGAAGAATGGATTCAATGCAGGCAAAGCAATCTTACCACCCACACATCCAGATGCAGAACGAGGAAGCACGATATACTTCAATAACTACAGGCAGTACATGGCAGACCCACAAATCTTTGAGGGATGGGCAGCCCATTGTATACATGCAGATGAAGAAATTCCGGAAAATATTTTCAACACGCTATTGGCGAGACTCACAGATAATCATGGTCGCTTAATTTTGACATTTACGACCCTGCAAGGATACACGCCATTAGTTAATAGTTTATTGAAAGGAGCTACGACAGTCAGGTCAAAGTATAGTGCGTTAATGGATAAGGAATTACCCTTGGAGCAAGTTTCTGCTAATTGGCCTGACTGTCGCATATATTATTTTTGGAGTCAGGACTCACCTTTCGTTGATTCCAATGAACTTGTACGTACCTACAGCAAGCAACCACAGGAAGTAAAACTTGCTCGATTATTCGGCATACCAAGCAAAAGTTTTGAAGGAAAATTTCCAAAATTTCAGCGTGAGACAAATGTAATAGAACATAGCAAGATACCATTCATTGCAGATCCATCTGTACCTGTAACACGTTACTTCATCTGCGATCCGGGTGGTAGTAAACCTTGGGTCGCATTATGGGCAGGTGTAATGAAGGATGGCAGAATATACATTTATCGTGAGTTCCCAGACAGTACGATGGGATCATGGGCAATTCCACACATCAATGGTGCTGGAAAAGCAGTGGGTAAGCCTGGGCCTGGACAACGTCCTCTGGGTTGGGGGTATAGTGATTACCAATCCTACTTTGAAGCACAGGAAGATGGTGAGGAAATATTTGAGCGGATAGTTGACCCAAGGATGGGAGCAGCGACAGTGCGTACAAAGGAGGGAGAAAGTAATATAATCAACACAATGAGTAACATGGGATTTGTATTCCGTGCTGCACCAGGTGTGTCCATAGACTCTGGTATTGCCAAGATCAATGACGCATTGAGTTGGGATGATACAGAACCCATGACAGACAAGAATTGCCCCAAACTTTACTTCTCTGATCATTGCGAGAATACAATCTCCTCCATGCTTGAATATGCCGGAGAATCCAAGAGTGATTACTTCTCTGACCAGATTGACTGCCTGCGTTATTTATTTGTTAGTGGTGCGGATTACATCACTGACCGAGACATGCAAGTGACAGGTGGTGGAAGTTATTAATACGATGAAAATTAAACTAACAGAAGAATTTACTTTTGAAGCGGCACATAGAATCCGCAATAAGCGAAAGGAATACGGAGAACTGCACGGACATACACACAAAGTATATGTGACTGTAAGCGGAGAACTTGACCCTGAAGTTGGGTGGTTAATCGATCAACAAGAGTTCCGTGGGATCGTTGGTAGAGTAGTCAAGCGATTAGATCATAGGTATCTAAATGAAATCATGGAGCAAACTACCGCAGAAAGTATAGCTCTGTATCTATTTAAAGAAATAGGAAAGAACCTATCATTTAATTATCTAACTTTAGATTCCGTAAAAGTCTGCAAGACAACAACGCAAGCGGAGGTAACAAGATGAACACTAGTTTAGTTTACTTGGCTGGCCCAATATATGAAATGGATGATACTTGCATCCGTTGGAGAAAAGGGGCGGCTTTATTACTTAGAAAAAAGGGCATAATGAGTATTAGCCCAACGGATGCAGATTATCGAGGGAAAGAAAGTATTGCTGGAATTGCCAAGCAAGTGGTCGAACGGGATAAACGGGATATTGTTAAATGCGATACCATAATAGCAAAATGCGATATGCCCAGCTATGGCACAGCAATGGAAATACTTTTTGCTTGGTCTTTGCAAAAGCAAATTGTTGTAGTTACTAATACAAAATCTCCTTGGATTACATATCATGCATCAAAAATTGTAAGCACAGTTGAGGAAGCAGTTAATTTATTAGAATACCCATCCTTTGATCCTGGTGTTACACAATGATTGTAATGCCATCCAACAATGCTAAAGGGATAGTCCATTATTGGGCTGGACTAGGGTATCCTGTTGGTTGGTTATTTACTCCTGAGTCCGCAGTCAGAGAACCTGTGCCTTGGATTCCTTATGGAATAGATAATGGTAGATTTAGTGTTTGGTCATCCGGCAAAGAATGGAACGAGTTTGATTTTACTAAGATGCTAGATTACTACCAAGAAACGATATTAAAACCACGCTGGGTAGTAGTGCCAGATTGTGTAGGAGATCGTGACCAAACTCTTAGGGAATGGGAAAAGTGGCATCCTATACTAGAACAGTCATACGATCTTACATGGGCATTTTGCGTACAAGATGGAATGACTCCACAGGATGTACCACAAGAGGCATCTGTTATTTTTGTGGGTGGTACAAAAGAATGGAAGTTAAGGAATTTAACTATGTGGACAGAGTCTTTTGATCGAGTTCATGTAGGTGCAATAAATTCATTTAAAGTTCTTATGAGGTGCAAGGAACTAGGTGTAGAATCCACAGACGGGACAGGATGGTTTCGTGGCCCAAAAATGACAGAGGCACTAGAAAGATATTTCAAAGTTCAGTCAGGAGAAATAAAAATGCCCGTGCAAGAGGAATTGGTATTAAGTTGACTACATAAGGTTGCTAATGTAGTTTTATGCTACACTACTATGCTTTCAGCTAGCGACCCAGAATTACTATACGTCAGCAAAGAACCTGACATTGCTTATCTCAGTGAAGCCTACAAGCGTACACAGAGTGATTTAGGTGAGTGGTTAGACCGCAGACAACGAGATTACGATGTCCGCAATTGCTTGTGGGCAGGTAAGAGTGATGACTTTAAGAAGCACTCAAGTCAGCATTCAACAGGTGAGGTGTTCCCTTGGCCTGGAGCTTCTGATCAAGAAGTGCATATGGCAGATGAATTGATTAATTTGCGCGTGGCAATGTCAATGAATGCAATCCGCAGAGGTCACATAATTGCCACACCCACAGAATCAAATGATGTGGAGCGTGCAAATGTGGTCAGCATGTTCTTACGCTGGTTAATAAATTCAAAGATGCAGGAGTTCTACCCTGAGATTGAACTTGGATTAAATCATTTATTCGAAAAAGGAATGATGGTGCATTATGCTTGGTACGAGAACCAAGAACTCAAGCAACAACAGACCATTAAACTTGAAGAGGTTGCACAAGTCCTTCCACAGATTGCCGGAGCTATACAGGATGGCAGTATGGACGAGGAATTGAGCGAGGCACTCAAAACTCAGTTTGACATTAGCAAGTCCAAGGCACGGGCAATGTTGAAAGAAATGCGTAAGGATGGAGAAACCACAGTACCTGTCACTCGTCAGGTTGTGAGCAGACCCAAGATTAAAGCACTTGCTCCAGATGAGGATGTTTTTTGGCCAAGCTATGCCATTGATCCACAGGAATCGCCCTATGTCTTTCAAGTTGTAAGTATGACCCCAGAACAATTAAGGTCAAAAATTAGCACTGAAAGCTGGTCAGAAGAATTCGTGGATGCTGCCATCGAACTTGCAGGGCAAGGAGAAGACGCAGACGAAAATATTTATCAATTGCGGGACAATGATGAGTTTACCAGAAACAATGATAATAGCCTTATTAGAATTGTGTACTGTTATCAAAGATTATTGGATGAGGATAATGTACCTGGTATTTACTGTACGATCTACCATGCCAATATTTCTGATCTTTATGCCAAGCACCAACTTCTTGATTATGCGCATGGGCAATACCCATTTGTTGTAACCACCCTTGAAAAAACAGACAAAAAACTGTACTCCTCAAGGTCATACCCAGAGCTTATCGAAAGTTTGCAGCAGGTACTGAAGGTCGAAATTGATGCTGCGATTGATACGCAAAGTATTACCACCTTACCACCGCTAGAGCATCCTCTTGGGCGCGCCCCAAGTCGTTTTGGCCCTGGTGTAAAATTACCTTATCGCACACCTGGAGAAGTAAGATTTGCAGACACTCCCCGTGGATCAGTAGTTAATGTAGAACTTCGCAGATACATACAAGAGCAAGCAGACAGATTCTTTGGCAGAAACGCACCAGGAGTAAATCCTGTGGAAGCACAAATGAAGCAACAGGAAGTGATAGACAAAGTATTCCATCATTTGAAACTTGTGCTTGATCAAGTGTTCTCACTTTACCAGCAGTATGGCCCAGACGAAGAATACTTCCGTGTCACAGGTATGCAGGACATGCAGAAGTATAACAAGGGCAATGCTGGTGAACGATTTGATTTTTACATGCAGTTTGATGCTGCCACCCAAGATCCAGAACAAATGCTTGAACGTGTAAAAGCGATTGCCGAGCTAGGTGGTATGCTTGACAAGAATGGCACGCTGGACACCGAAAGATTACTACAAATTGCAGTTGGACAGATTTTACCTGGTGCTGCGGAAAGTGTCATGCTTCCCAAGGAAACTGCCTCGCAAAAAGCAATGGACGAAGAAAGACAAACCATTGCAGAAATCTTTGCAGGTGTACCACCCAACGTAAAACCAAACGATGCGCATGAGATGAAACTGCAAGTGTTCCAGCAATGGTTGGCACAACCAGATATTACACAAAAGGTACAGCAAGATCCTGCATTACAGGAGCGTATAAATGGATACTTGCAACAACGTCAATTTGCTATCCAACAAAAACAAAACGCTGAAATTGGCAGATTGGGAGCAACTCCCACGCAATTCGGACAAACAGGAGCAGCAGCATGATTATATCCGATCTGATTAAGGAAGAGATCAGATGCTGGAGTAAAGAAGTGCTTGAAGTACCAAGCGAAAATTTCCAACAACTCCCACCCTGCCCCTATGCAAAACAAGCATGGAAAAAGGATAAGGTAAAGATACACGTTACTGATGACTTATCTCTTGCCACACGGATCAAGAAAAACAATCCACCTGTTGATGATGAAGTGGAAGTGATCGCTTGGACAGATTGGAATAAGATGACTGCCGAGGAATTTGATAAATGGATAGATGTGCAGAACAAGGAGCATGAAGGAACATGGATTATTGGTTTTCACCCTGACCATCCAGAAGATGAAAACATGGATGAGTTTGAAGGCAATGATGCACCTGAGTATGCAATGATATTGGTTCAATCACTTGCACATTTAGCACAGGCATCAAAGAAGATTTTAAAACGTGGATACTATGATAGGTATTCCGCAGCAGATACAGAACACATAAAATGGAGGAATGCACAATGAAAGGACGTAAGAAAATGCGTAAAGTCACAAAACGTAAAAAGAAATGATTACCTATCGTGGTGAAAAATTTAGTGGTTATAATAAACCAAAAAGGACACCCGGTAAGTCCAAAAAATTTGCAGTCCTTGCTAAAGAAGGTGAAAAGGTACGTCTTGTACGCTATGGAGACCAAAACATGCGCATACGCAAGTCAGAGCCTGCCAGACGTAAATCCTTCCGAGCAAGACATAAATGCGATGAGAAAAAGTCTAAACTAACAGCTGGTTATTGGAGTTGTAAAAAATGGTAGCTAAGAAAAAAGCTAAGTCCCGTGTGAATGAGGCTGGTAACTATACTAAGCCAACCATGCGCAAGAGACTGTTTAATAAGATTAAGGCAGGCTCAAAGGGCGGTAAAAGTGGACAATGGAGTGCGCGCAAAGCACAAATGCTTGCGAAGCAATACAAAGCAGCAGGTGGAGGTTATCGAAACTAATGCCATTAAAGAAGTCACAGAAGTCACTCAAGAAGTGGACAGGACAGAAGTGGAGAACTGCATCTGGCAAGAAGTCATCCGAAACAGGTGAGGTGTATGCTCCGGCAAGTAAGATTAAAAGATTAAAAAGTTCAAAAGCAGGCAGAGCAAAACTTGCTGCTGCGAATCGAAAAAAGAGGGCAGCTACCAAAAAAGGCAAGCAATATGCCAAACATGGTCTGCATAAAAGAAAATGAGTCCTCGCAAAAAAAAGACCTACCACGAGATTGACCCGGAAGAAGCAATTCAAGCATTAGCTACTTTAAAGAATGACCCGCACTTCAAGCAATACATTGCCATGCGAGAAGCAATGAGGGAGGAAGTAATTCGACAATTACAAACTCCTGCAATTATTGATAGCACAAACAGACATTACATGATGTGCGGCAAGCTCGAAGCAATTGATGAGGAGTTAGACACCTTTTATAAACTGTAACTTTTCTTGTAGTTATATTGGTTCATAGTTATTCCCCCCGTGTCCTTTGTGGGGTAAGGGCGCGGGGGTTTTTTTATTGCTCTTTGTAGTCGTTTGTAGTACATTTTGCTACACTAGGCACTTCATGCCTTGATCTTATGGAAACATTAACTGAAGAGGTTGTCTCAGAATCCTCTGAAAATTCTGTTGAAGATAGTTTAACGTCAGGTGAAGGGAATCTCACAATGGCAGAACTCGCATCATCTCTGATGCAGAAACGCCAAAGCGAGGAAACCGAAACCACAACCGAAGAGGAATCAGAACCCGTTGCAGAAGAATCTACGGAAGAAGAAGAACCTTCGGATCAGTCTGCTGAAGTGCCGGATGAATCAGAAGAGGAATCAGATGAGCCGCCCGTACAGTCTTCAGATGTTCTTTCAAAGTTTAAAGACCTGGATTTGGATTCATTATCCGAGGAGGAGTCAAAGGAATTAGCCAAGCATCTCAATGCTTCTGCAATTAAAAGGTTTGGGAAACTAACCGCACAGAAACATGCATTGCTTGCTGAGAACCAAGAACTCCAAGCACAAGTTGAGCAAGCACCCGTGCCTGCTGAACAACCTGCATTCCTAAAGGATAATGCTCTGCATAATGTCAACGACATCAACGCACTTACCAAGGAAGTTGAGAACCTTAATACGCTCATTGAATGGGCAGACGAAGGGATGGAAAACGAAGTGGAGTACGATGACGCTGGCAATGAATATGTGGTCAAGGATGGTGATAAGACTTACACCAAGTCTGACTTGAGACGCATCAAAGCGAATGCCAAAAAAATCCTTCGCAAAGATGCTCCTGCAAGACAGGCATGGATAAAGGAGCGTCAACAATCTGACCAACAAGCGGTTCAAACTTTCGAGTTCCTAAGTGATGGAGAAAGTGAGGACTACAAAATGTTCATGCAGGTAAAGCAAAGTCCGCTTTACAAGCCATTAGTTGATCATTTGCCCAACAGCAACTTTGCACTTGGGTTAATGGTGGAAGGATTAAAGGCAGTAAAAGCAAGGCAAGCCAATGCAGGTCAACCCAAGAAATTGAAGAAGCCCACTGCTCCTGTCGCAAGTACAGAAGCTGGTGCAAGTAAACCAAGATCCGAGGGAAGTAAACACAAGAAGGCTATACAGGCTGCTCATGCTAAATTTGAGAAGTCAGGTAATATCGCAGACTACCAACATTACATAAAACTTAAACGAGCAATCGTTAAATAATTTAAACAAAATTAGGAGGATATAGATATGCCGAAAGCAGCATCATATAATACTGCCGGGAATCGTGAACAGATTCTCGATACTATAACAATTCTTGAGCCTGAGGCCACGCCTTTGGTATCAATGGCAAAAAAAGGAAAAGCAACTGCAACTTTTTTCGAGTGGCAGGCCGATAAACTTGGAAGTATTGACTTTTCTGGAGTAAACGAGGGTGAAGACGTTACAAACTTCAAAAATCAAACTGAAGACCGGGCGAAACTAGGAAATTATGTGCAAGTCTTTAGGGACAGTTACATGGTTTCAAATATTCAGGAGCTTGTTGATACCGCTGGCGTTTCAAATGAAATGGCATTGGCTGAGTCAAAAGCAATCAGAGGCATAAAACGTTCAGTAGAATCTGCATTCTGTTCTTCACAAGATCGTCAAGCAGACTCTGGAGCAGGCGCACCTTACAAAACACGTGGTATGCTTAAATGGTTAGGAGT